TCGTTTGAGCCTCGCAAGTACGCTTGTTGTGACCGCTTTCTCCGCAGTTTGAGCAAACCATTCTCTTTATTAGATTAGTTCCTTGTCTAACACAATTCCCCCTTGTCTTTCATAAATCCGTTTTCATCGATTTAATATAATGAAGATTCATACAGCTACCGTATTCAAAGGCGGATCTGTTACAGATAAAAATAAGATAATAAGCGTTTCACTTTTCAGAATGAAACATAGTTACCGCGGGTTTAGTAAATATCTAGATGATTGTATCCGGTTCATCTCTATTGTGAAGGAATATCTTCCAACATTCTTTCTGCGAATATACATTGATGATTCTGTTTTACAAAATGAAATTGAATTATTGAAAGACGAAACTGTTGAAATTGTAAAATATAGATGCGATACGTTTTGGGATAGTCACACAAAAACACACGAAGGAATTTTCGGAATGTTTGTTCGATTTCTTCCAATGTTCTCCGCACAAAAATTTGATACAATGATTTCAAGCGATATAGATCTCGGACCATTCCATGTCAAAACATTCAAATTACTTGATGAAACTGCGGATAAGATTGGATTCTTTAATACAACGTGCTTTAACCGCTGGATTCCGACAAATATGCCATACAATATATTAGGTGGCGGTATTGTTAGCAAAATAGTATTTCCAAGACAACTTATTATGAAATTTTTAGAACATGTCAGAGATAATAAAATTAAAGCACTTCAGGTGAAATCAACAGACGCGGATACAAGTATGCCGTATGGGATTGATGAATTATTTTTGAACTCTGTACTATTACCATATATTCAACTTCATAAAATTCATGTAGTCACATTCACAATGTCAAGCGTCGTAGGGGCAATGCGCATCGTACTTAAAAATATAAAAGATAAACCGGAAACGGCGGATAAATACATGAAAACATTATTACACTTGAATACGTTATTGTGGACTGAGCCGGAAAAAGTTGACTCACAAATATTTTTCAAGTATGTCAAAAAAATTTTACCAATCATACGGCCATATTTAGAAACGTCAGAATATAATCAATGTGTTAGCGAATATGAAAAAGACCCTGTTTTATTTAGAATGAAATCATACAACTAGCGCATCAAGCCAATTGTCCCAATCCTTTTCCGCAATTCCTTGTTCTTTCAAAATTTCAATCCCCCGACTCTTTCGCTCATTCACATCCGAAATCTCCATTAACTTTGGAAATTCATCTTGAACAATTTCAATTGATTTCTTGAAACTAATCCCGTCAATATATCCTGCAAGAACATTCGCTAAACGAGATAGATTTCCTTCATGACACATTCCAATGTTATCTTCAAGCTCTGTCTTCAAAGTCTTTGTAAGACATTTTCGATCGCTTGAATGTTTTATGAACTGCCACACGGCGTCCAATGTTCTACCATAAATGCCTTCACCCATTCGTTCAGTAACATTGTCATGTTCGATAGTACAATACATTCGCATCATTTGATAAGTCGCAAGTTGTGTCAATGTACACTCCGCAATAACCTCCGACGGAGTTTTTGAACAAGTTGTCTCACTCCACTTATATTCCTCAGGTATTTCCGCAATATTCAAAACTTTCTCAATAATAGTTTGTGTTTGATTATTGACAACTGTAGTGTGAACACTTTGATCATCAAACGCAAACGCATGAATATCTTCATTCACATTTACTCGCGGATTAATACGATTACGCCTCTCCTCATAATATCCAACATATTGGTCATTAGCTAGATGATCTTGTGGTAGAATAACTTGTCCTGCGTTTCTTACAAGTATTCGCTCCTCATAATATCGCCGTATTCTAGCTAATCTTTCTATCCGGCCCAGTCGGTCTTGTTTCTTCTTTGCCTTTATTTCAGCGTCAGGATCAATTCCTGTTTCTTCAATCTTATTTTTCTGTTCGCGGACCAAAATCTTTCTCTTTTCTTTGTACGCTATCAGGGCTTGATCTAAACGATCTTCGTAAGTTTCCTGATCAATTTCATTATTCAAAAGAGATTTCTCCAATTCATTTTGTTTCTTGGTATATTCCACCGCTTTTAACGTCATCAAAGCAAACGCATTTGGACCGTGCTTTTTTACCGAATTATTGTGTGTTCCGCAGTAATCAGAATCAATCGCATGTAAAATTCTTAAATTCGGAGCTGAACATTTGTGTCCAGCATTTACACCACTTAGAATAACCGCGTTACAAGTATTCATTGTAAGTGCTTTAAATTTATAATTTGTTATAAAAATCCGTTTTTAATCGTCAGTATACGCAAAAATTGCAAGAGCTACAATACTCATACAAATCCCTATCCATCGCAGTCCTTTTATTGATTCGCCAAAAATGATAATACCTTGTAATGTAACAACAATATCGCTCATCAAGTTCCATACAAGATTTGTAACTACCATGCCTTCGTAAGACATTGCCTTGAAGAAAATTAGCGGTTCCAACGCATATAATCCAACCGCTATAGGAAGTCCAAATGAGGCAATAATACTTCCATTGCTAACCATCTTCACCGTACTCATCATAAAAATATCTATAATTGCCATCACAGTTCCAAATACAATTGGAAGTGTATTAAACTTGCCAACCTTCCAATTAACGCTTCCAATAAAGCGGTCAATGATGTCCTTTGTCTTCTTCACCATTTACTTATACATACATAGATTTCCAAGTGTCATCTTCGCTTTTTGAATATTTTGTCAATAATGTTTCTGAAATGTTACGTTTAATTGTAATTGGAAATTTAATTTCTGTATAAAAATCGTATTCTTTCATACAATCGTCAGAAGTTACGCGTAACATATTCATTCTAGTCATCATAGTTTCTACACTGCGGATTAGGGATCTGACACCCTTTTCGTTTTTAGAATATTCGGAAATCAAATATGAAATAGCATCGTCGGATAATTCCACTTCGTTTGGCGAAAAACGAAGACGTTCTAGTATCTGTGGCCAAATGTAATTTTTTAGAATAATTGTCTTATCCTTGTCGCTGTATCCCTCGCAATGAATGATGGACATACGATCTTTCAAAATAGGATGAACTTTATCCAAATCATTTAGCGAAAATACAAATAAGCATTTTGAAATATCAAAGTCAATTCCTGAAAAATATCTGTCATGAAAGTGCGAATTCTGGGTTCGGTCGGTTAAGTGAATTAGCATATTAATAATTTCTTCCCCGTGCGGTGTTGCTGAAACCTTATCAAGTTCATCAAAATAAATAACTGGGTTCATAGTTCCAGAATGCATTAATGATTCAACAATTCTACCCCAAGTAGATCCTTCATAAGTGTATGAGTGACCTATAAAATTTGAGATATCTGATGAGCCACCAAGAGAGAAGAACTCAAATGGTCTCTGTAGGACTTTAGCAATCGCATTTTTCGCGAAAGCCGTTTTGCCGATACCAGGGGGTCCTTGTAGGGCAATTACATTTCCAGTAGAATTCGGATTAACAATCCATTGCGCTATAATCTGAAGGACCTGCGTTTTAGCGGGAACCATTCCATATATTTCCTTGTCCATCGTTTTCCGAGCATTCACCATGAATTCGGTACATTTCTTTTTTCCATCATCAATGTGAATTGGTAATGGAACCATCTTTCCAAAAGGAATTTTCATAAAAGAATCTACCCAATTTCGCAGTTTATAAGATTCACCAATATCACTTCCCATTTCAGATAAAACTGATAACTTTTTGATTACGCTTGATTTTGTATAATCAGAAATGGGTAGTTGTAAAATTTTAAACTTATTTGGAACTCCGCCATCTTCCAACGATACATTAGAAACGCGGGTCATTAGCTCCATCAATTCATCTTGTTTTTCCTTTGGCTGATTGTAAAAATATGTTTTCTCATCCTTCGTAAGGCGAATTGGAAGCTTTGGCTTGCTCTCCTTATGAGACTCTTCTTCCTCATAATCCGAATCATCATCCGAATCATCTCCATTAAAAGAAACTATAAACGCTAACTCAGGATATTCATCCTCGTCCGTGGATTCTTCATCCGAGCTAAATAAAGTATCATCGTCAATCCACTCGGTTTCATCCTCGCGTTTTTTCCTGTTGCGAAGATTGTACCTTCTCTTGTTGTTAGGTGGTGGCTTTCCACCACTATCTGTTAGGTCTTCAGAACACTTTCTCTGACGAGGATTCTCCCCAGATGCTCGTTTTGTCATCCTTACTTCAACTAAGAAAGAATTCTTAAAACGTTTACCTTATAAAAGTAATGGCTGACATTGTGGCGCGGAAACCATACCCTGACGGTTATCCTGTGGATGCGTTAGAAATTATTTCTAAAATGTCATTTAGCGGAGGAAAATATGTGAACATCGTCGGAAGCATGGCACTTCGGTCGCAAATTTATGCGGGTGATTATGATACAATTGAAGAAGTTCAGGTGAAATCAATTCATGATACCACTAAAAAATTTAAACAAATCGTTCATCAAATTCAAAACACATCAGCCACATACATTGGCGACATAAAATCCGGCTCAATTGAAGAATGGAAAGTTGTTCACGAACCGTACAACTACGTACAATCTAAGAAAAAACTAGAAGAATTGTATTCCGACAAAATAATCACTCAAGAGGAATACCACCGCGGAATAAGAATGTTGAAACCACATCTTTCAAAATTAGAACTCCTGAATGTACGTCGGGAATTGCGATTCCATATTATCCGCTGGAAACCGGATGAAGTTCTAAAAGGCTTTAAACACTTAGTAGATGGGCGCAAATTTACGCTAGAAGAAGCATTCCAAACTCCAACTATTACAAAATTAGATGTTGTTTCGTGGGTTCAAAATAACCGCTTTACTGACTTTTCAATCATCTATGTTTTTAAACGTGGCTCAAAAATACTAAATCCCGGTATGGGCGATATAGAAAATTCTATTCGTGAAAATATTTTTGTATTGAACCATGAGGGAAACTACTTTAAAATGGCCAAGCGCATGTTCGCTCTCGCAAGACTCAAAAAATATACAAAAATCATGAGACTCCTTAGCGACCTATTCAACGGAGATTTGGGTCGCTTATATATGGTGTACGGTGATCTAGGGACATTAGAAAGCATGTACGAGTCTATTGACCGTTTGCCGTTTGATAGAATAAAATTTGAGTTAGATCAATTCCGCGTTCGCCTTTCAAACATCGGATTACCGAAATATTTGGAAAAAGAGAGTGAAATACTGCGGGAATTGGATCGTTTGATGGAAGTTCATGAAAAACACCACGGTTTAGAACTTATAAATAAATTGAAAGATAAGCTGTATAAACTTTTATCTTACTACGCGAAACAATACCTTGAAAAGCACCATATAATGCCTTAAAATACAAGAGGGCCCTTTACACCACCATCATTAAACGCTAACCCAGTGCATGAGGGTGATTGCTGGCACTTGAATTGGCCAAATAAAAAGGTTAATCGGAATTGATTTCCATACTCCATCCAAGCAGGGCGTGTTGTACTAGGAGGAGTTCCGTTGTAACTTTGGTACACCAATTTTTCTTTAAGACGTTTTGTGTATTCTGACGCATCCCCCATGCTATTCGTTGAATACGTATATCCGGTTAGACCAGACGTTCCCGCATTATTTCCCTGAGATGAACTCATTTGTATCTTACAAAGTAAAGATGTTAACCATTTTAGTAATTTTTATAATTCTTCTCGTGTTTGTAATAGCGAATAAGGATTATATAATACGTGAACATTTATCATCGGCTCCTCCGACGCTCCAGTCGCTGAATAAAGATATTGAGACAACTGACAAAAAACTTTCAAAACTCACAAAAGAATTTAACGAAATGAAAAAACAAGCGTCAGCTCAGGCTCAGGACGCAGCGGCGGCAAAAGCACAACTAGCGGCGATTCACTAGGCCTGAGTCCACCAAGAGTCCGCAAAATATGGCGGTGTAGGCGCATTATCATCCGTTGGGTCGGATTTAGGAGGAGATCCCATTGTTGACCTAATTGTGTCTGGACTTAATAGGTATGTATAGTATTGTAATCCAGCTAATTTGCCGTCAAATCCGCCACCAACACCGGTATGAACCGTTCCTTCATTCTGTTTTGGAAGTTGCGACAAAGAATGATGTGTTTTCAATATTCCATTAATATACACATCTACCGCTTCCTGCCCAACCACAATTCCAACATGAATCCACTTTTTGGCCGGAATATTGGACACAGGAACAACTTCTCGTGCTCCAAATGTATCAAGCTCTACAAGTAAAGAATTTGATAAACTATCTACCATTAACGCGGGACACACTGATGATAAATCTTCAGGACCTTTTGTAAAAATTACCTTTTTCTGACCATAGCGGTATGAGAAGTCATCAATCTTCACCCAGCAAGTATACGAGAATTCAATTCCCTTATCTTGATTTTTGGACCGCGGTAGACTGTATGGACTCGTCACAGTTTTTTTTCCATCAGTAATCGGACTCTGAACCGCGACATACGAGGTCGGTTGGGATTGTGAAAAAAATAAATATGCGGCAACAACCACAATAACTGCGACAATTAAAGACACTGTAACATCCATTATACTTAAAATGGATTTCCTTATAGCCAGTTTACAGATGGCATGAACATCTTCATTCTACATCGTACTCCACGTAAATCCGCGGAATTTCACTGTGATAAACATGTTATTAAAATGATTATTGAAACTGCGCAATTGCTATATTCTGTTCATTGGACTCTTCAAACGCCAGATATGCCGTCAAACGCATATAAGTTGTCTCATAAGAATCATCCGTGCGCTATTTGGTGTAGACAGAGTCTATCAAATTATTTATGGTTAGCATCATTAGGGTGGTGGCTGTGCAAAGAATATCAATATAGATATGGAATTAATAAAACACACAAGACGGAAACCCATATCGTGTGGTTATTAAACAATCCTCCGCACACACTTCCAAATATAGGATTAACAACGTTCGCCCAAGCAATGCCGAATGAATATAAAAACCGCGATATCACAATCGCATATCAAACGTACTATATTGAATCAAAATTAAAACAGCGAAATATTGTGAAGTACACAAGACGCCTCCCTCCGGACTTTATTCAAAGTGTTTGATAATGGAAGACCAAATTTATGAGTCTTTAACAGCCGGAGTTCGTAGACAAAAACATAAGAAAGGTATTTTTATTTGTGGCGCTGCGGGAGCCGGTAAAAGCACAACACGTGATACATTCCTTAAAGATGCGGGAATAAAAACAACATTTGTGTTATTAAATATTGATAATATCAGACCGATCGTTGGAAGTCATGAAAAAGCAGTTGAAGTGTTGAAAAAAATAATGGATAGAACTATTTCAGACGGCTATTCGTTTGTATATGATGGTACATGCCGAAATAAGGGAGAAATTTTCAAATACATGGATTTTATTAAGCGGAACGGTTATGAAATAATTATTGGAATTGTTTATGCTCCATTAAATATAGCCCTTCAAAGAATTGAACAGCGAACAAATCAACCGTTAGATATAAAAATAGCAAAAGAAATTTATGAGCATGTTCAAAATTCTGTAGAAAAATTTATGAAATCAAATTTGCCAGATGAAGTGTATCTATACAACAATACTGAAAACATAAAATTAATTTTTCATCGCAAACATAAAAAAATATTTTGTAATTTACCAAATTCAAAATTCTACTTTGATGTATCTAATCTTTGTTGAGCGCGATTTGTTAATACATAACGCTTATTATCGAGATCATAATACAGTAATTGTGACGGTGAAACGGTATGTCTTGTTATAGGTCCGCTTAGATAAAGTTTATCAATTTCATCATCATTAATTAATACGGCTCTATCTTTTCGCAAATTATTAATAAAATCATTTACTGCTCTCTGAAGTTCTTCATTATTTAATTCATATATATACCTCTTATCGCCATACCCAGAATTAGTAAATTTTAGATTATATTCAATATAACTAATAAAATCCCGAATAACTTTATCCGTCTCGTCGCCCGTTTTTAATGTAAAATAACTACGATATTTCGGTAACAGAAGAGTAACAATAATATTACTATCCATGTTATATTCAGTAGTATAATCATAGGAAGGCATTGTATAGTGGATTGTAACATCCACCACTTAACATCCGTTTTCAACATTAAAAAACTAGTTAGCTAGTTTTTAATATTGATGATCTAATACGAACGGCCTTACAGAAGATGATGTTGGTAATTCATTTTCTGTAAACTGTTTTGGTTCCAGTTCTCTAACAAGCGATGCAGTTGCCTTAACATATTCTTCGGATTCGAGATCATAATAAATTCGTGATCCGTCATTATAATTAACAACCGGGTTACCCACATAAAGCTTTTTGAACTCGTCTATGTCGTCAATATCGTATACCCTCGCTTTCTTAATTCGGTACCATTCCAGAAACTTTACCGCATAATCGCGGATTTCAAGTCTTGAAGCTTTATATATTGGTGTTTTATGAACTGCGTACTCTTGGGATTCATATGACTTTATGAATTGTCTGGTAACATCTTCCAAATCATATTCGCAATTGTTGTAATAAACATCAAATTCATCAACCAAATAGTTTTGAATAGTTTTTAAATCCATTCCTTAATGTAGATTAGATTTGATGATTAAAAATTCCGTTTTCAATGTTAGAACGCATATTGCTGTACTTGTTTTCCTGTCGCATCATACAGTCCAAACTTTACAGAGTACCCTGTAGTTGAGGACGCAGCGGTTGGACCTGTTGAATTTTTACAAGATGTTCCGGCTGACCAGAACGTTAGGGCATCATTTGGTGTTAGCATTCGCGGATAATGATAGAAGTCGCATATCTTCCCTGAAAATCCGCCGTCCGGCGTTAAATGGATATCACCGGATGCTGGTTTAGGGACTCCTGAGAGAAAACACGATTTGACCAGCTTACCATCTATATAAATATCCATATTACGCCCAAAGACGGTTACACTTACTGAAAACCATGTTTGTAGCGGGATATTTGGTACGTCGCAAGTGAATACGTCATCGGTGGATCCAGAATGACCGGCCGGAGCTGGTGTTGATTTTCCAGAAGAGCCTTCTTTGTCTGGAAATACAGAGACAGATACTTGTAACGCATTATCTGTTGGATGAAGTGAAATATTGGGGTTTGTTACTCCTCCGCCAGTTGGATCAGCGCGTTTTACAATGCTCTTCGTTTTACCATATCCATAATTCCAATCCTGAATATACATCCACCATTGAATACCGTATGCCCCTTCACTTTCTCCGGACAATGGGGCATTATTTCCGTGTATAGTCGCTGTGCTGGACGCGTCGTGAATTCCAGAAACTAAATTACCGCTTCCTGACCCTCCAGTAATATAACTCCATAACTTTGAAAACATAGGAGGAGATGGTTGCGATACTGGTGCTTGAGTGTTCGGATTTTTAAGCAATGTCGGCAATGTAGGGAATATTCCGCCTTGTGTACCGACTGTTGTCTGCATTGCGTAATATCCAACATACCAAGATACTTTTAAGTAGTTAACGGCATTTGGAACCGGCGGACCGCTTAATCCTAGATTTGTGTAACTTACGATGAAGGATGGAAGTGTAGTAGTTCCCTGAATTTGTTGACGAAGATACGCGGATACATCCACAGTTACGTCGGGGCTTCCATCTTCTTTGAATGTCCCGTAAGATGCGCTATCAATATATAATATATCATTCACGCTTGGTAGTGGAGTTGGGTTTGACGGCAAAAATATAGTTCTCATTCCTAGAGAACGGGCAATTAAGTCGTAGATAAGAATTGCAATGACAATTACAACGCCGAGCCCAACCAAGCTTCCGAATGTGATGAACGTGGTTTTCCAATACCCTGTTTTTTTGGATTGTTCTTGAATAATTGCTTGTGCTTGTTTAACCGCTTGTTCCGATTCACGCTGTAGTGCTTGAACATATGAAGCATCGTACTTTGCTGCCGCTGGATCTAACCTAGGAGCAGAGGGCAACTGAATCTTTGCTGGTTTTCCTCCCATTTGTATGAAATCGCGAAGTAAAAAACGGACAGATACACAGAGATGTTGACAAAGTCAATGTATTGTAATAATTGTGGACAGCAGGGGCATGTGTTTAGAACATGTAAAGATCCAATAATATCGGCAGGGATATTATTGTTACGTGGAATGTTTGAGCCGACTAAGATTCCGTGTGATCCGAAAACAGTGAGTGTGTTGATGGTAAAGCGGAAGGATAGTATGTCGTATGTTGAATTTATGAGAGGTAAATATGATTTGGATAATATGGAATTCATTGGAAAACTTGTATCAAATATGACACAGCTAGAACAAAAGTGGATTACTGAAGAAAGTTTTGAAACTTTGTGGAATAAACTTTGGGGTAATAGCCGTGACGCGCACGGGTTAGAATTTGATATTGCGCAGGAAAGATTCAACACGTTGGACAGAAAGGCGCTGGTATCACGGCATCCATCGCCATATCGCGACCCAGAGTGGGGATTTCCAAAAGGTCGTCGTATGCGAGGAGAATCCGATCTTGACTGCGCAATAAGAGAATTCTTTGAAGAAACAAACATTCCCAAGGAAGCGTATAAAGTATTACCTGAAGTATACTTCACAGAAGTGTTTGAAGGAACCAATAATGTAATGTACAAACACGTGTATTATGCTGCTTTATTGGAGAATTCAAAATATATCAACTTGAAACAGAAATTAACTGTTACACAACGGCGGGAAATATCATGTGTGGATTGGAAGACTATTTCAGAATCAAAATCAATTACGCGTCCTCATTATGTTGCGCGACGCACGATGATAGAAAGTGTGGAAAAATACATTTCATCTAAGTAATGTGGATTTCCGTAGCGGTGGTATATGGTGTTTTAGCAACTGCTGGA